ACTAAATCATTAAACTGCTGCTTCCCGGTCATCCCATTATTTATATTCATATTCTGATTGATGATACTAGAGTTACCCACCGCATTTGGTTGGGCTATAACATCTGTATCTCCCTCTGCTCTTACTGGATTACTGGCTAAACACAGACAAGCTAGTGATAACGCTAGTGGTCGTAATGTCATCTGTTTGAGTTATCTGCTCGGTTAGTGTGGAAGCTGCTCGTGTAGTAGTTGATAAAGACCAATCTGCTGTGTTATCTGTTGGTGTAAATATAGCGTCTGTCGCTTCTATACCACCACTAGTTGCTGACGTTACAGTAATGTTTGAACCCTCCCAAGTGTTAAGTGCCGACCCATATTTTTCAGTAACTATGGTGCGGTCTATTGTCTGAGTAATATTCTCAGTTTTATTACTAGATCCTGTAGTCCAAGAAGGCTGTACACCATTGGCATAAGCAGATAGTGGTGTAGCTAATAATAAAAGTAATAATAGTTTTTTCATTTTGCTGTAGCTTTTTTATTATTATCCTCTATCTTACTCTCTTTATTGTTATTGTTGCCACCTTTTTTCTTATTCACACTAATGCCGTAAGATCCTAAAACCCCACTGGTCAAGCCGGCCAAAAAAGCTCCGTCATTTCTAATCTTATCCATGTATCCAAGAGTCATCATTGCTAACGACCAGCAAAGAATCATAAACCTAACCGCATGACCAAAAATTTCAGCCCAATCCGTACCTTCTTTTTCTTCTTCTTTGTCTGGCATAACTGTGTTTATTAGTCATACTATACATAATTACGAGTAAAGGCAATGCCGGAAGTATACGCAGCATTAATAGGAGCATCTGCTACGGCAATTGTTATGGTCTTGTCTAACATGAGTAGCCGTAGAGAACGTGACATACGAGATATTTATTACAGGCTAAACAAGTTGTCAGAAGCGGTTAGCAGAATAGAAGGCAAAATTCAATAACGTGTGCTATGTTTGGAAAAACAAACAAACTATGTACAAACTATTGAAGCCTATACTATTACGCTTCCTTTCAACTACTGGATGTAAGCGATTAGTTGTCGATCTTTGTCGAGCATTTGTAAAACAAACTACAAATACAGTGGACGATAAATTAGTAGATCTTCTTGAACAAAATTTATTTCCAAAATTAAACTGATGACTAAAGAAAAATTTCTCAACATCGAAATTGAAGAGCCACCTGTAGAGTTACAACTATCAGTTGAGATGAGAGTGAGAGAAGTTTTGCAAAGTGATGATTACGTTGGAGTAAAAAGATATTGCACACATTTGATAAGACATCAGATGAGACAAGACGTATTTCTCGCTAGTTTGTTAGGAAGAATAATAGAACTAGAAGTAGCATTAGATAAAAAACATAGAGCAGATGAATTGAATACTATGGACAAAATAAAAAAATTCTTTCATAATTAAAAAAAAGATTATTATGGCTTACAAAAAATCCTACGGCAAACCCAAGCCACCTAAAAAATAAGCATGGCTTGGTAGGTTCTAGTTCTCTTCCCCAACTCTAGAACCGATACCTCAACGTGTTCTTCTGGTCTGCTCACGTTGGGGTATTTTTTTAAAAAGGTATCTCGTCTACCTCTGGTACTTTGCGTGAACCATTCCACTCGTCTAAATTATCATTGCCTTTATTAGATGGTGGTATATCTCTGCGTGATGGTGGATTACTATCTGGTGAAGTAACAGGAAACATAGTTACCATTACTGATCCATTGTTTTCTCTATTACTAAAGTCAGGTATACCTGCTAAGTTTACCCATTTATCTAACAACATAAATTGTTTGCCTTGGTCATTCTCCATGATGACCCCAATGTTTTGCCAATTTGCTTTGGAATTGCCATCTCTATCTTTGTATTCTCGTGTCTTGACGGATAGGTTCATTAGTTTGTGTGCCATAAGGTGTCTCCTTTAGTATGCGTATGCGGACAAAACCACCGAGGTAGTCTGAATCCAGTGTTGATATAACTGTATTGAATCGCTTATCGTTAATGCAAAGTGCATCAGCAAGTCCATCAATACCTGATTTCATTCTAGCAACTAAATTATCTCGGTCATAATTACGTCTGTCAGGTGGTATAAATGTCATTTCTAAAACTAATTTTTCTGGAAGTTCACTGTATTTATATTTTTTTAATTGATGTTTGGTGACAGTCGCACACTTTTGTCTATATAACTTCTTAGCTTTTGCAAGTTTTGCCCAATGCAATCGTGCGTTTGGTGACAGATCTGATGGCGGCCAACCTAAAACTATCTCAATCATTTAACATACCTCTTAATTCTTTAAGTTCTTCTATTTCTTGTTCATTATATTTAAGACAACTTTTGTAGCTATTTTTAATTTCAATACTATTTTCTTTATTCATCTCACGTTCTAAATATCTAACCATACTTTCTGCTTGTATAAGTTTTGTATGTATGGCTTCATGTAAAAAATGTTTTTGCCTATCAGTAAACTTCATTCTTCTAACCTCCTTATTTCTTCTGTAATGCGGTCATAATTAATCGCATAAAACCTATCGTCTAAATCTTCAAACCACCAACACCTTTCTAACTCTGCTAGTTGGCATTTGTATTTAGCAATTTGCAAAATAGTAGATTCTTTCATTAGTTTTTCCTATAAGAATCCCAGTTAAAACCAATCAAAGCTCCTCCGTTCTCACGCAACCTATCGGTTACACGTTCACCAAGGTAGTCTGACAATTGTTCGCTAGGTATGTTTGACAATAAAATAGATGGTTTAAGTTTTTCATAGCGTTCATTGAGTACATCAAACAACACTTGTTTTTCAAACTCTGACCCAAACTGTACACCAACCTCATCCAGTATAAGTAAATCTGGTAAAGCAAATGCATTTATAACTTCGGTTTCTGTTTCTTCTTTAGTCCTCCAACTGTCCTTAACTCTTCTAATAAGACGCTGAACAGTAACAAACACTGGTGACTTCTGTTGTTGCATGATGCTCAACGCAATGCCTACTGCTAGATGTGTCTTACCTGTACCAACCTTCCCAACAAAAACTGCTGAACGTCCTGTCCTCATAACCTGATCAAAGTTTTCTGCATACTCCTTTGCAAAAGCTAATGCCTTTTTTTGACCGCTTGTTTTGGCTACATAACTATCTAATGTCCTATCTTTAAACCGCTCTGGTATAGCTGCACTGCCTATCTTTGCTGCCCATCTACGTTGCTCACGTTCTAATGCTGCCTGTTTGTCACGCTCTATTTGTTTCTTTGCTTCCGCATCTCTAATCTCAATCATGCATTTAGGACACTCTGTCCAATGATCGCCAATATAGTTTGTTGAAGTATACGCAACATTATGTTTAATACATATTATTTCTTTTGTCGGCCTATCCTTGTTAATAAAATTTTCAAGCATTTTTTTTACTCTCCTCTTCTGCATCCTCTATGGCTAAACCTATTAGGTTGTACCATAATTTTAATCTTTTTAACTGTCTCTTATCCTCATAAGCTATTTGTACTAATCGACTTAAACAACTACTTAATTGTTTGTAGTCTTTATCTATTTTTTCTTGTTGTGTAAGTGGTTGTTTTTTCATATCTTTTGTACCCCCTCACCATAGTTATTTTTTTCAAAAGAATTTCGGTTGCTCACGTTTGTATGATTAACCCAATCACTTTTGAAACTTTGCCATCCTCTCGCCTGTACCATAATCAATGCATCCTCCAAACTAATAGTAGTTTTTTTGACCTCATTTTTAATTCCTTTTAATGCAGTTTCTGTTAATGGTTTTTTTAAATTTTTTCTATGTAATAAAAAATCCTCCCATGTTTTTTTGGTCACATTATTAGGACGCTTTAGCGTATCTTTATTTGGTTTATGGTTATTGGTTATTGGTTTATGGTTATTGGTTGGCACTAGTCCACTTGGAGTGGACTTGCGGTTCAGTAAAGCTCTAGTGATGGCTGCACTTTTGCCTCCTTTAGATGATGCCAATAACTTGTCTTTATATTTTTTTATTTCCACATCCGCTCTGTTAAGAATCCACCCTTTGCCTAACTCTAAAGTAAAGTATTCTTCTAAAATAATTTTTACTTCTGCCACATTGTCAGGCATTCTAATTAAACGAGCCACCATATTTACATCTTCGGTTAATGGTTTCTCATGCAAATAGTAAATGTCTATACATCTACGATATGCCAAGTCTTCTATCAAACTAAGATGCCCAGTGTGGCTCATGTAATCACTAATGTGAAAAGAAAAATAGTGCATTATTCCTCTTTTTTTAGATTATTTATTACCTCATTAGCTGCCTGATCTACCTCTTCATTACCCATACCCATTGCTTCTTTTAATCTGGACAATGGTTCTGTCCTTGGTTTGTCATCCGGTGTTACGTTTACCATGCTATCTTCTTCTATTCTTACAACAGAATTAATTGCATCGTTCTTTGGTAGTCGTTTTGCAATTCTATGTATGGCTGTTTTCTTAGCCATTTGGTCGTACCATTTACTCCATACTGCTTGTGTCTTTGCTACTTGTTTACACTTCTCGACTTCTTCCATATTGAGAATTTCAACAAAATCGCCATCATTTGCAGTTTGTACATGACAGTAAACGCAAATGCGATTGCCTCTATCTCCAACTAATAATGGTATATGTTTTACAAAAGGTTTACTTCCTAATTCATATTCAAAGCAATCATTTTCATATACAACTTCAGCGGAAATAGTTTTAATTAATCCGCTGTTATGCATTAACTTAATAACTCCTTCGACCATAGGCAAATAGTTAACCTGAGTACCATATAAAACTGCTGCTGCTTCTCTACCATCCAAGTACAAACCATCTTGTGCAGCCTTCATAAAAGTTTGCATCAAACTATTTCTGTCTGCTTGTACTAATTTAGGATTTTTATTTAGCGTTAACTTTGCAACACTAATAAATTTCCATTCATCCATTGTTTTAGGCAAAGCTTCTTTGAATTTGTCTGCCATTTTTTCTAGTGTTCCTTGCATTGCTACAAGTGGTGTGATTGATGAGGTCATTGTTAAACTCCTTTTGGTTGATTAAATTTAAATTGGCGAAATCCTTTGCGTGGGTTGATGTATGTACCAACCATGTCAGGTGTAATGAATTTACCCTGACTACCTTTAGTCATTCCGCAATTGATAGTTCCATACTTAGAAATAATTTTGGAAGAACCTAAACTTTTTTCAAGTATTTGTGCTTTTATTGAATCTTTTGTCTTACCTAGAGAAACATATTCTCTGTTAATTGAATTGTAATCATCAATTAATTGATCCATGTCTTCATCGGCATTCATAATTAGACTAGGATCAGCATGATTAAATAAATTTTTAATCATATAATTAGAATCTCGGTCATAATTAACATCAGGGGGTGTACCTGATTTAACTCTGTCCCAGAATTCTTTTACTTTAGTTTCAAATATTTTTCCCATCTCTCTATCTCTTCTTCTGATAATAAGTTTTTGAGTATTGCCTCCAACTAATGCAACTATGCATCCCCATTCAATATTGGCAATATGTAGCTGGTATTGGAGTTGCATCTCTATATGAGGGGGAGCCTCCAGATTGTCGTTTTCTTCTATCCATTTGGATTTATATATATATTCGCTTACGTTTTTTACCTCCATAATTCCTGTCTCTCTTTCACTAGTGATTCTGTAATCAAAGGAAGATCCCATGCGATTATGAGGATCGCTCATGTACACATCAAATGGTTCTACATCCCACCCTTGGGATGCTGCACAACCTTGAGCTATAGAATCCTCAAGTCTGCGACCCCATGCCATACGTTCATTGTCTTCTAGATTAATTACAACCTTATCTTTTTTCTGGTTGTACAACTCAAACTCTGTTTGGTATGGGTTGCAATTAAACAGACATGATATTTCTGTTGAAGTAATATCAAGTAATCTGTTTTCTAACCAATCTTGTTTGTTGGTTATTGGAATTGATTTAATATCTGCTGAGATAGTCATTTTTTTAAAAGTCCTTTGTGTCTTGAAAGTTTTCGTACTCTTGGTCTGGAACAATTTGCATTTTCCATTTGCCAACTATTGATTCATTGCCTCCGAATTTCCATGTAGGATCTTCTTTGTCATACTCATAGTCAACAAGAAGATATTCTTTTTCTTCTTCTATAAAACCTGAGTCTTTTAGTTTGCGTACCTTTTTAGTAAAAGGACAGTGAGGCCAAACACTTCTAGTAATAGCCCATTCAATTTCTTTTAATCTTTCGCTAAGACGAAGGTCGCTGTTAGCGTAAAGTTCAATAGTAATTTTTCTCATGATTTTTTAAATAAAAATTTGTAAGTGATCTGAGGTGAAGGTGAGTCCTTCATGGAAGGCTCGAAAGCCCTCCAAGAAAGATTCATGCGTCCTTTAATGCATAGTCAAGACATTTTATAATGTCCTCTCTACTTGGCATAAAGCCAGTATTGAGTTGTTTGAAATCCATTAAATTTGTGTATAGAGAATAGGTTAAATTCTCAATTTGCTCATCGTTCAATTTAGGTGTATCCATTTTTTTCAGCCTCCATGATGTGTTGAATCTCAGGTTGACCAACGTGTGTGGTCACCTTCTCCCAAGGAGTTTTATTCATAGCAGAATTATGCTTCTTAACAAGCAATGCTGCTTCGAGAAGATTTTCTGCTTCAACAAGAAAAACATGATGAATAACTTTCCTCTCTACTACCTCATACTTTTTCATAAAATTAATCCTCCTTGTAAATAATTCTTAAAGCTTTATTTTGTGCAAGTTTTATATCTTTATCAGATAAATTTAAACTTTCACGATCAGCAACTGTCTTGGCTAGTTCATACTTGTAATCGAAATCACTTGAGATACAAACAATCAAAGCAGTTACATATTTATGTAGATGTTTAGGTACATCATGTTTATTTAACTGCTCCATAGCTGCTGCATTTGGAACTGGAAGTTTAGGTAATTTAGGTTCTTTCATTTTTCCTCCTTTTTTGAAAAATAATTATGCAACTCATTTATGTGAGTCTGTAAATCTAAGAGGCAATCTCCGATAGAGATTGATGAACCTTCCCAATCTTTGGGGATATCCATTAATGTTTTTGGTTTCCCCTCAAATTGATT